ATCAACTTCGTTTTGCCAATAGTTTATAACTCCTAAAGTTATAGGTACTCCGTGCGGTCCTTTAACAAGATCGGTTGGAGTGTCGAATACAGGTATTCCATAAGAATCAATGTATCCTTCGTAGTTCCATTCCATAGGAATGAACAAAGAATAGAGTCCCGAACGAGTCTGTCCATTCGCATTTCTTTTTGTAACATCTGAGTCATAATATAATTTTTTAAAATTATCACCACCTTTATCTAATGCATTACAGGTTGAACCCATCATACATTTACCAATAATTCTACTACCTAATCTTAGCGTGGTTTTCGTAACCCTCCAGTTGTTGAGAATGTTGTTCGGCCTTTCCCACTTACCGGACTCGTCATGAACGAGGAGTTTGAGTTTCTCCCCATCGTAGGAGTTATCACCGGTGTTTTTCCAATCGATGGTCGTGTCGAGGCCCTGTAAATCGGGAGCGGTTTCGTTGGCGGTAAGCTTACGTCTGGTAAGTTTACTTGCGGGGACACGGTAGGCAAGCTCGGTCTTTGGACGGTCCATTCCGTCCTGGATCGGTTTGAAAAAGAAGGGGTAATTAACCGATATGGGTACCACCTTATCTGTGAACATCGTCTTGGCATCAGGACCGGACTTGGATAATATACCATACCTACTGTCACTTGATATGGTTGCCAAGTTAACCACCTCTCCTGAGGCCATGAAAGAAAACCCGGAACGCCTGTTCTTAAGGTAACACATCCCATAGGATCGTGAATCTGCTTTACAAGCTTCCCAGAAAATAAAGAATAATCTATTTGACTCCCTAAAGTCTGGTTTCCCAACATCAATTTTGCTCCACTGCAAGTACATATAATGAGTGCCAGTGATATAAGTAGGATTGCCTTTGTTATAAAACCAAAAACCTTCTTCTCTACGAGCAAATTCTTTATCGATATAATCATACCATGTTTCTTTAAAATCTAATGGATATTCTTCCCAATCAAATATAGTTTTAATTCTTTTTAATTCTTTTGGTAAAGGCTTATATTCAAATTTATCTGATTCAAATTTGTAAATTTCTTTTGCTTTTGGTAAAGCTATTTTTAAGTTTTGTATTTCTATAACCTCACCTATTTCACCTGTTTTGCTTATAATTATAACATCATGCTCTATGTTATAACCGTATTCCCATTTTTTATATCTATTGTTTTTTTTGAGAATTTTAGGTTTAATATGATTATCTAATACTTTACATAGACTTTGTTGATACATTATTTTGACCTCCCTTCTGCGAAACCTTTAAATTCTTTTGGTTTTTTAGTTTCTTGTTCTACTTTACCTTCAATAATATTTTCTTCTTCATTTATTTTAGATAATATTTCAAACGCATCAAATATTGCTAATTTTTTAGTAGCTGCTGCATTTTTTAATCTATCAGCAGATATATCAGGACCAAAATCAATAATAGGTTCTTTAGCAACTTTAATTAACTCGTCAACTGCTATGCGCCCAGCTTGGATTATATTCTTCTTTATTTTCTTTGTATCCATAATTAATTACAATATCATTTGATTTCATACAGTAAAGACGTTCATCGTCTATAAAAAACTCCCATTCAGCACCGGGTTTAAATCCAATCATGTCACCTGGTTTAATATTAGATGCCTCTAGTTTATTATTACCTATTTTTAATATACCAACATAAGGTTGTTCTTTTCTATTCTTTATATGATCAGAATTTTTTATTGGTTTTATAAAACATCTATCACCAAAACTTTGCCATTCACCTTTGTTTTTATATAAATATATTTGATCTGGTGCTGCAAAATATAAATTATTTTTAAAATAAGAACGACTATTAGTTTGTTTACCTTGTATATTATAAAATCTTCTAAATATATTTTGATGCACTACTATTATATCGCCTTTTTTTATATTACTAGTAATAGCCAACGGTGTAGATATAACTTCAGCAAATCTATTAACAAACTTCCAAGATTCAATTTTAGTGTTTAAAATTAATTCTTTTTCACCTATTTTTTTACTATTATTATATCTACCTTCTCCAATCGGCTTTACTATAAAATCGTATAAGCTATTCATTAATATTCTAAATCATATTCAATTGATATAGCCATGTTAGAATTAAATTTTTTCCATGGTAATACTTCTTGATTTTTCTTTATATGAATATTATATGAATTATCTTTTTCGTCTAATAAGATATGAGATATTTCATGACCACCATAAACTTGTTGACCTATAGAATAATGCATTGCATCATTTTTATAATCTGAGCCTATACTTATTTTTCTTATTACATTATTCATCTTTCTTTATTTCAGTATACGTACCGTCTTCTAAGTTTATATTAATTTGTCCGTATTTATCTTCTAATACTTTTTTGTATTTTTCTTGGTCTTGATTAACACCAGCTAAATCATGTAAAGCTGCATGTTTTTGACTTTCAAGATATCCAATATCAGTTGTGAGTTTATAAAGTTTGTTTTGAAAATCTACAACTTTTTCTAACTCTTCTTTTGTTATTTTATTTTCTGCCATTTTATTTAATTTAATTTGTCATTAACCAATACTTTCTATAAACAGTAACATGGTTTGATTTTCCTTCAAAAGTACAATGCAACTCACCATCTATAAAAGTGTAAGTAACAAATGTTTCAAATTTATTAGTAGGATTGTATAATCTAGTTTTTAGATAATTTTCACCTTCTTCTACTACAGTTTCTTCTAGTGTTTGATTTTCTGCAAAAGAAAAATTAATTAATTCATATCCTGTTTTTTCATTATGTAATATTACAACATAATAACTTGTTTCTGCACTAGACCACGCTCCTCTTAATGCGTCACTTAATTCGTGACTGTATATAGTTATACTAAATAGCATAGCTATACATAATAATAATTTTTTCATATTTAATTTAATTTAATTTATAAGTGTATAATTACTTGTTATTATAACTTTTTACCTTTAAACACACTTGTTGCTTTTTCTGTCGTGCGTCCGCCAAAATAGGCTAAGATTACTGACATCATAACTTTCTCAAAAGTATCATTCCAAGTATCATGTATTGTAAATGGTATACTTTCTACACTATCTAATATACCTGCAAAAGAAAATACAACAATACACCATACAAGAACTAAAGGACGTACGTTTTTAGACATCCAAGAATCTGACATAGAATCTGCTTTCCATCTAGAAGTTATTGATTCTATTTCTTTATTCTGTTGTTCATATATTAATTGTTGTAATTTAATCTTGTCATCTAAAGAAACGTCTGATTTAGCTATCTCAGCTATTGCTTCTTTAGGAGATGTTACACCTTGTAATATATTTCCTAATGTAGGATTTATTACAGTTGCCGCGCCGAATAGTAATTTTCCGACTGTAGTGTCTTTAAATATTTTTTTTGACATTGCTAATATTTTTCAAAAGGATCTGTTTTTTTATACGCTTCTGCTTCCCAAGGTAAATCATTTGCACCTTCATGCATATTGTCACGTGAATATTTTTTACCTTTCCAATATACAAAGTCTTCATCATAGTCAAGATCACCTCGTTTCATTTGATCTATATGAACTTTTTCATGCTCTATTACACTTTGTCTTTCTTTTGGATCAGTTATTTTATCTGATACTAATATAGTACCATTATTATTTGCTTTACCTAAAACTCCTTCTTCAAGATCGGTATTATATATAGGAGTATTATCACCTTGAAACGGAGGGTCTATTTTAAAACCGTTACCTAATCTTATTTTCATTGTTTGTAAGGAAATTTTTTATTTAAGTAATCTTGTCTTTGTTGACAACCACAGGGTTTATTAAGGCTGTTAGCCATTCTATTGACTACAGCCTTAATTCCTGTTTTTTTTGTGAAGTTAGCTATACTATCGCCTAAACCTCTAGATTTCATGTTAAGCAATTACAAAATCTTTCCAATATACTCTAAGAGCTGAATCATATTTAATATTAGGATCAGCGCTGTCTAATGGTAAGATAACACTTGCTTTTACACCACCTGGATTAGCAGTAATAGCTCTGTTAACCGCTTTTTTCATTAAAGCTAAATAACCACTTGCAGTTGGAATATGCAATGCTGGATCAGTAGCGTCAGCGTCTGTAGAGCATGTTACTGTACAACTTGTTGCACCAGCTAAACCATCTAATTGAAGAACAACATTATATTCTCCACCTCCAGCAGCTACTGCTTTTACATTTACTATTGAATCAACCGCAACTAAGTTGTCTCCATCTAATGATGGATCAGCTGCAGCTCCTGATTGACTATAACCTCCTACGATGTTAAAGTTAATAAATTTTGCCATGTTTTTTAATTTTTAATGTTAATATATATATTTATAAGTTTCTTTGGTTTTATACAGATCCATGACTGTTTTAATTATCCCGCGTTTAGAAAGTTCATAAATTCGGTCCAGCTTCCATCAGCATTAGTAATTTTAGAGCTTTTCCAATTACTAAACAGTTGCATCATTGCAGGGTCTGCATTATCTAATGTCATTTGTGATCTTGCTACAGGATCTTCTTCTTTTTTTTCATCAGGTTTAATTCCTAATGATTTAGTAAGAGTACCACCTGTTAATTTGCTAAACGCTTTTCCTCCAGCTACACCTGCTTTTTGAGCAGCTTTAGCTTCTGCAGCTACAGCATCACTTGTATCATAAGCCGCTTTCCAATCACTTGGTTCAAATGATTTAACGCCTTCATCTGCAAATGATGGTTGACCAACTCCAGTTCCTGTGATATAACTAAAAGGTGATCTATTATTAAATCCTATTTTAAAAGATTTATTTTTACCTAAAAAGTTAGTTTTGAATTTACCTATTGTATCCATTATTTATTTGCGTGATATCCTGCTAATGATTTTTCAGCAGCGGCTTTACTTTTAAATCCGCTTTGAAAAATACCACCTTTTTTATTGTTTAGTATTACAAACTCATCTCCTCTTTTAACAACACATCCACTTCCACCTTCTGATTTTGCACATCCTTTTCCTTCCATTTTCATTGGTGAACCACCTCTTTCATCAATCATTCTGTCCATTTCTTCTTGAAGTTTTTCTTGATCAAATTCATTTTTGCCCGCTGCAAAACCTATAGTTGACATATTTGCAAAATCATCTTTATTCATTTTGCCTTTTGATCTTTCATCATTCATCTTTTTAGACTTCATTTCATAATAAATATCTTGCTCATCACCTTTTGTTCTTCTAGCTATTCTTTTAGCTTGTCTTTTCATATGAGCATCGGTATGTCTATGCATTGGTGAACAATGTGAGTGAGCTGGTGATTCGTGATCATGTCTATCATTTTCTAAATAATGTAAGCGAGCTGAAGCTGTTAAATCTTTATTGTATGCTTCTTTAGCATCATATCTCTCATCTTGTCTATGTGAAAAACGAGGGTGATTACCACTATATCCTCTTCCCATAATTTTTATTTTTCGTAATCCTTTTTACCAGGCTTAGTTTTAGACTTATCACCTTTGTTTCCACCTAATACTACTCTATCAAATTTTTTAGCCGGTGAATCTTTGTGACCCATTTTAGCAGGAGACTTTTTGTGACCCATTTTAGCAGGTGACTCTTTGTCTTCCATTTTAGCTGGAGAACCTTTCTTTTTATCTGCAGCTGCTTTTTTCATGCTCTCAGATGTATTACCATCTTTGTCAATATCTGGATAATCTGGTTTAGCAGCTTTAGCTGGAGAACCTTTTTTCATGTCACCTTTAGCTTTACCTTTTTC